TTCTGCTTGGGCAGGAGATGCCAGCACAGCAGCGCCAACGACGGCAGAACTCACAATCAATGATTTGATCATTTTGGGAAGAGAAAACGTTTTCCGTAGGTACATTAACCGCCCTAGTCAATGGACGGTTTTGGATGTGATCTACAGGATCAGTTCTCATCCGTTCCAGGAAACGTTGAGTAGTGCTTACGGTGCAGTCCCGTATAAAGACCACGCTTTGGATGGTCAGGCTTGTCCCTGCCTTCCAGCATGTAGAGCATGGTCATCCACTCATTGCGATTATTCATCGCAGTTAAATCTTCTGCCCCTGGCTTGCAGGGGATCATTGGATCAGGTCGTTGCATCAGCTAGAAGCCATCAGGCCATGAGCACTAGCAAATGCTAGTAGCGCCTCAACCTTTGCCTCAAGCGTCACGCAATACTGCAACAGCTCGGCATTCGTTGGAGCCGCAGCGTTTGCAATCGTGTTGGTGTCGTTAGCGGTTGGCAATGATCCACTTGAAGCAGACGTGGTGATGTCTGCAACATGCGTGGACTGCACAGCAGCCGTAGCTCCAAAGAAACCAATAGTGGCCCCATTAACTTCAAGCTGCGTCGAAAGCGTGCCAGCTTTCTCAACTTTGAACTTCAGTGCGCCGTCTTCTGATTCATCAGTGGCATCGCTGATGCTGCCTTCAATCGCGCAATAATTCAGCTCTTCCGGCGTTCCATTGTCATTCTTGCCCCGGAAAAATACGGTGCTTAGAACGTCAGCATCTTGCCCAGCACTCGATGCACCACGGCGATGAAACAAGACGATGTCACCACCAGAGCCTGCATCGTCAGCAGTGCATTCCGACTGGATCTGCGTTCCTGTCGAGCTAGTTGTCAGGTGCAGGGGCTTGCTAGGCGTGGCTTCGCCAATACCAATAAATGAGCCATAGAGGCGCAAACGGCTGGCAGTGCTGCCACCCGCTGAGGTCATCAAATCAAGGATGCCGTCTTCAGCCCCGTTCGTGACGGTTTGGATCGATGCACTGACTTGTGCATAAGCGTGCGTATTGCCACCAGAGTCTTCACCACGGAACTCAAGATTGCCGAGGTTGTCGCTAGCGGCAGGTGATGCGCTGTTGCGATACAGCACCAAATCCGGCGCAGTATCTAAACCTGCATCGCTGTTTTCAATAATGACTTGGTCTGTGGTGTCGCTACCAAAAATGTGAAGCTGTGCCGCAGCCGTGCCAGAGCCAACCTGAAAGCCAGAGGTTGTGAACTTGGCGTTGAACGTTGAGTTGTTGCTGATCGCAATCTCATTAGCCGCCGTCCGAAAAATGCCAGACGTGGCGTTATCGCTCGCAAAGCCGATTGACGGAGCACCAACCGAGCCATCAGGCAAGGCGCGGAACAATGTTCCGTAGGTGATCTTTTTGTTCTTGTCGGCGTTGTCAGCCTCTGAAATATCTACGACTGGGAAAAGATCCCCAGATGCAGGTGCAGTTAGCTCGGTCAGAGCTGAGATTTTGCGATCAGCCAAGGTAATTACCAGCCAGAAGGTTTGCCAGATGCTTGGGTCGGTGTGACCTGTTCTGTGATTCGTGCCGCAAGCTGCGTTTCGATCTCAGTTACTTTTTCTGCACCACCAAGTTTGGCTTGAACAGCAGCCACGATGTCGGCTTCAGTTAGATCATCGAAACTGACCAAGGTGTCAGGACGATCCAGGCTGATGCTGCCGTAAGCGCCAGAGTTGTAGGCGTTGCCCTCAGAATCAACCTGATCGCTGATTGCGGTCACGGTGTAATGGGCCGTATGAGCAAAATTGTCGCTCACATCACGGTTTAGATCTGCAATCTTCCAAACGTAGGTGTTAGCCATGAAAAAGGAGCAATAGGGTCAGTGTAACTTGAGCGCACCACGTTGCCATGGGGCGGTTTACTGTCAACCAGCCTCAAGGGCTGCAACTTTGGTTTCTAGGGTTTCAATCTTTGCAATCGCTTCTTGTAGTGCCTTAATTGCTTTCATATATAAAATAGAATAACCTACTTCTTTGTAACCGTCATCATTTGTGTATACAAGTCCTGGACTTACAGTTTCAAGTTCTTGTGCGACAACACCAATCATTGTTTTTCCATGATTGCCAGTTGACTCCTTAAAATTAAAATTCCTTACTCTTATGTTTTTAATGTCATCCCACTGAGAATTCGCATCAACAATATTTTCTTTTAAAGTTATATCTGAAACTTGACCATAGCTATTATTTGCATTTGAGATATTGCCATTTCCTTCGATAACAGCTTTGGTTGAACTAGCAACCATGAAACGGAAGGCATCGTGGTTATTAGTTGTATTTGCATAATAAATTGTGATTCCTACTTTATTGCTTTGCGCGCAATGAACACCAAAACCCCAATTAAAATCAGTAGTTTGTTCAACTACATGACAGGCTTGAACACTATTAGAAGTAATAGTACCGGTTCGGCCTACCAACAGCCTGCCCGAGCTGTCAATTCTCATCCGCTCAGTAAGGCTGGATGTATTTCTAAATTTAAGCGTCCCATCAACTAGGGATTGAATATAGGCAACGCTTGTTGAAGCAGTTTTGAAGTGTAGTCCACCTATGTTTTCTGTTGCACCTGTTCTATCCGATTTAATTTCAATGGCAGAATAACCAGCATCTGCAACCATAAATTTGAACTCTGGGCTAGTGCTTCCGATTGCCACTTTTCCCGAGCTGTCGATTCGTAGGCGCTCGGAGTTGTTGGTAACAAACCCGACGGGATGATTTGATAAAGAACCTATTTTTACAAAATCATTTGACGAATCAACGCCAGTGATCATTGTTTTTGTGCCGTCAGATGCTTCGTAAAAGTTTGAAGTAGTAGGAGAACTTCTACGCAAAAAGACACCAAGACCATTGCCTGTGCCGTTCCCTCCAATTCCAAGATTTCCCGAGCTGTCAATTTTGAGTCGCTCAGATGGCGTTGTACTACCATCTGGAGTTGTATAAAACTCAATACGACCCGGCATATCATTAGTGCCAGGAGTGCCGTCAACTCGTACAGCTATTTCAGCACCACGCTCAAAGCCACTTCCGTCACTGCCACGAAAAAATATGCGCCCTAAATAGTCACCATTTTGTACAACCGTGTGTGAGCCTTTCGAAGCGTTGCGGCTTGTAAAAAATGTTAGTTCAGAGCCATCATCGTTATTACCATACTTGAAAAGGCCAGCAGTTGCACCATTAGAAGTGACAACTTGCAATGACTGATTCCCAATATCAGCTGAATGTCCCACCAACAGCCTGCCCGAGTTGTCGATTCTCAGCGCCTCAGCGTTATTGGTAGTAAAGAACATGGAGTTATCACTATTGTCATAACCCAACTGCCCAATATTCCAGTCATCAGTGTCGCCTAAAGTGACTCTTGATATGTTGCCAGGTGTTGCAAATAAAGATAATTGAGGCGCTGTAGCTCCAATAGTTATGTCGGCATTTGTAGCAGCAGTTGATGTTCCAATCGTGACCCTATCATTTTCACCATCGACAAACAGCATGTGAGTGTTGCCGTTTGACTCCACGCGGAAGTCAACATCATTACTTGCGTCATTAACTACAAATTCACTATTGCCTATTGACAGACGCTCGGCACCATTAGTCGAAATATTTAACTGGTCTGCACCTGGCCTAAAAATGCCGGTATTCAGATCAGACGCAAAAGCAAGTCCAGGAGATGCGGCTGAACCGTCCTCCATCAGCATCGTGCCGTCAAGCTCGAAAATTGTGATCCAAGCGTTGTTCGCTGAGTTTCTCAGCTTTAACTGACCGGTCGTTGTATCGGCCCACCATTGGTACGCATAAGTTGTTGATGGGCTGCTTGCGTTGCTGTTATTGCTGACGATCGCAGCAAGTGCATTATTAAGATCTGCTCTCACCGCGCTTCCGCTGGCGTTCGAGATCACATAGTCATGAACTGGGGGCATGATTAAGAACGCTCAGAGCCGTAACCGACCGCTTGGAACTGAAAGTTGCGATCAATTACAGCGTTGCTGCTGTTCTTGAACTTCACTGTAAATCCAGTCCGAGAGATCGAAGTGACTTCATAGTAATCGCCTGACGCAAGATTGAAAGCCGTTATGCCAATGCTTGGCGGCGTATTGTAAAAAACTCCATCCTGGAAAAACGAATTGGTAAACGTCACAGCCTTGCCGCCAGATGCTGTGCCAGATGCAACGACGCCACTCGTTTCTGTTCTCAACGGCATCTTGGCCGTGAAGCCAAGCTCATCTAACAACGGCGTTTGGTCCACGTGGTCGCTGCTTAGCTCGCACTTGAACTGAAACAATCGACCTTGGAAGTGCCCATTCCTAAGCGGTATCCAATCACCAAATACCAAGTTGCTTTCAAGCTCTTGATTGGCGGCGTCTTCCAGAAGCAGTTTGTCGCCGTTTTCTAATAGCTCGTCTTCTGCTGCAATGCCAGTAGTAGAAGCTCGCAGGTACAACTCAGCGTTTACGTCGTCAGCCTCTAAGCCATCGAAGTCGCTCCAGGTGTCGATGTTGACTGTGCGCTCATCGATGTCATCGGCCGGATACGTGCCGCGCATAACAAGATGACGGCTGAACTCAATGTCAAACTGAGCACCTAGGTCCAACGTATTCGCAAAGAAATACTCGCCTTCGCTTTTCCGGGTGCCGAGAAAGTCGAAACTGTTCAGGGCATCGATGTCAAGAATGTCGTCGATGGTCTGGTCACCATCAATAACCAGTGCGTCGTATTCCTCTGAATAGAACGTGTTGTTTTTCTGCCCCTGGAACTCTGGGGAGTCGCTGTCTTCACGATCCTCAAGAATCAGCAGGCGCGGTTGTGCATCCGTCAGCGTATGAACGACCGATCGAACCGCAGAGCTTTTCTTGTTTTGATCGTCAATAAACCGGACAAGGTATTCACCCGACAGCTCCGGCAAAATTGCGTAAAAAGTATTTGCCTTAACGACAGTCAACAACGAGCTGTTCGGCCAGGTGCCAGAGCCATCAGTTTTTGAGCTATGGCGAATTTCAGCGTTCAGCCTGTCGCTGGTTGCACCAAGCCCTTCTCTGGGTACAGACCAAGTAACCATCACTTGATTTGAGCGATGTGTTTCAATCTGTACGTTCTGCGGATCAGGCGGCAGCTCAACAAGCCCCGCAGCCGTTTTGGTTGTGATGTCTTGGTTCGGTACAACAAATGAACCCGACACCCATGCCGAGTTCTTAAACGTTCCGTCGCGGCCAAGCGAACGAATCTGAAACGTGACAGTTGATCCAGGCTTAACGCCTTCAACTTTCAGTTCATTTGTAGTTTGCCGGACTGTTTCGTAATTACCATTGCCGACCTTGTAGCGGATTTCGTAACCGCTTATGTTCCCGTCATTTTCACGGGTAAATCCAAGAAATACGTCGTTGACGACGTTGTTGTTGCGGCGAACTTCTTTTGTCTCAAACGTAAGGCCACTTGGAGCTGTCGGAATTTTGTCGAACGTTGTGACCGATTGATACTCCAGTGCATCAGCGTTATCAGCCGTGTTGTAAATGCTGTCGTTATGCTGAACACCAACAATCGCAAATGTGCCATCACCAGCATCTGCCACTGAGATGCAGCGGAACTTTTGATGAACAACTGTTGAAGACTGAATTGACCACACTGACTGCGCCAGTGGTGCTGCACTAAATGCAGACGAAACCGTAATAACAGCACCTGCAACGCTGCTGATCGTTTTGGTTTCAATCGTGCCGTCAGGCATCGTTGCCGTCAGCGTGTGACTTGCACCACCGGGCAACGTCACGGTGATATCAGCCGTCACCGTTGTTGTTGTGGCTGCACTGCAACGACCAGCGATGCGTGCGCCTTGCCGCATCTCATCAGCAACAGCAAAAACCTGACCAGGGAAAACGATTGCACCTTGCAAACCAGTTGAGAACGTGACGGTCTCGCCGTCTAGTTCTTCCGATGCCATCATCCAGCGACCAAGGCGGTACGCCTGATTGCGTGATGTGCAACCAAAGGCGACAACCTCGCGGGTTTGATAGCCGTATTTAGTAATTAGCGCCGCGTCTTCAACAACAATAAAGTTCGGCTTATAAAAGTTGTCGGTGTCGTTATACCTGACCCTGATGCTGGTGCTGCGGGTTTTAAGCGATGAACCGGTGTAATTAAAAGCGCCACCGATTACATTGCTGTTCGTATAAAGATGAACTGGGTCAACAACAGAACCGTCAAGGTTGCCGTGGTCAGCGGATAGCTGGACAGTGTTGCTGCTCCAGAAGGACATCCCTCTGAAAACTGAGGCCAGATCCTGCAGCACTTTGTAAGCCGCTGCGCGATCACCAATAAGAATGTTGCAAGCAAAACGCGCTTCTGATGAACCGTCTTGGTTCGTGACCAACTGGTTAGCGTACTGAATTAACGGATAAAGATCGGTGTAGCTGATATTTGACGTGTCAACAAAATCACCACAGCCGTAGCGATCATTCAGCACCATGTCCGCAAATATGCAAACCGGGCAGGTTGTCCAAGACAAACGAGTGCTGCCATTAAACGCAACCTGTTGAGTCAAGTCAAGGCTGCCGTCATCGCGAACCGCAGCATTGTGCGGAATTTGTACTAATCGTCCTTTTACTAAGTAAGCGCGATTGGGCAGGTTACTAAACTGCCGGGTATTCAGATTAAGACCGACGCAAGCAGTGTATGGGTAGGCGCTGCGTATTTCTTGACGCTCAATAATTGACGTCCAGATTAACTGGTTACCTCGGCCATTTGCAAGCGCTTTGTTTTTCGGAACTTCTTCAAAGTCAGCAAACTTAACTTCAAAATGGTCTTCTCCAAGATTTACTTTTTCAACTTTAATGTTCCAGGGATAGCCTTCACCTTTGGCGTCACGCGGCAACTCGATAATAGGCGTTTTGATCTGATAATCAGTTAAAGCAACTCCAGTTATTGTTTTGTCAAATTTTAGTTGGTAGGCGGAACCCTGCGCTTGGACAAAAACACGAATTTGAAGGTTGCCATTAAAAGGTTGCCCTTTTGCTAGACCTTCAACAGCAGAAGAGAACAAACGCGGGATTGTAAATAATAGCTGTACTGATTCAACTTCTGAATCACTAATTTGTCGAATAGCAGTTCCAGATCCGTAGTCCCTAGCAGTTACTTCATCGCTAGCGTTAACTGTTTCTGAATAATTTTGTCCAACTTCAACAGCAACACCTGTGATCGTAGTTGTTGCGTTGCCAGCTTGGAGCAATCGCGTCTGTCTGCGGCCACCAAGGCGAAAGTCAACATCAACATCCTCTACTGGAAAGTTAGCATCATTGCCAGTAAATAAGGGCGTTTCGTCTAAAAATATCTGTTGGTTAATATCATCAAAGCCCTCAATCGGGCCTTCGCATAACAAGTCAATTAGTCGGACGCTAGAGGTTGAATTAAGTGCCATGACTAAGAAATGCTAGGGGCAAAACCGTGCCGAATAGTGAACACAACAGACGAATCAACTGATGCGTCCTGGATTTTTATATCAAGAAGATAGAAATCAATGTGAGGTGCTTTGTTTGGGTCAAACTTGTGATACCAACGATAGGGCTCTGTTGTTAGACCTTGTATTGTTCCACCTGTCCTGGCGTGTATGTCGCTAAGTTTGCCAAATTGTTGTCTTGCCTCAATCTGGTAGCTAATAAATCCATCAGTTTTCGTGTCGCCTACAAGGTCAAACAACTTGTTTACTTCAAGAAAAATAAAATACTGTTGAGGATCAAATGCTGGGCCATCCCCAAACTCAAGGCGAAAATTGTTGGCAGCAGTTAGTGCCTCGCCTTTATCTGGGTTAATAAATCTATCTGCAGCAGTGTTTGATCGATTATTCAAGAAATGCACGCTATTCCAACGCGCCATGTTGTCTCTGCGTGTGCCGAACTCGAGCTTATTGCCTTGAACTGTGACTGTATCTGCCCCTGGTGTTCTTGTTGTTGTTTTGAGCGGGTCAGACTCATCAGCAACATCAACGTCTGCCGAGATGACATGCGAGCCGATCAGCACCTTGCCATACGCCACCGGAATCGTTGCGCCAACGCCAACCGTATTCTGCGCTCCGAGATAGGCGTAAGACTTCTGCCCATCAAAGCCGCGATTGACTGACTCTGGTCGCGTTGCTCGTAAATCGTCTCTTGTGCTGACACCTCCAAAGCCTCCTAGGTCTGGCTGTGGCGACAGCATCTGTGTCACGCCGCCAAGCACCATGCTGGCACCAAGTACGCCAATAGAAGTGGCAAGAGTTGCTGACAATACTCCGGTCGCTTGTAAGCCGACAAGAAATCCGCCTGCGTAAGTAGCTGAAACTCCCCCACCAACTCCTAAACCTAATCCTAAAAAACCAGCACCTGCAGGAGCAAAAACAATCGCAGCAGCAATTAAGCCAACACCCGCAAGGATCTTTCCTGCACCGTCTTCGCCGACAAGAACAGGCGTGACGATTAAATCGTTCTGGCCGATTGGCAGCAGTAGCTCATCTAAGTCAAGATCAACCCCAGCTTGAAGCACGCGGTAGCCAATCCTTTTTTCGTGAGCCGTAATCAGCTCAGACTGAAAAGCCGGATAGTTTATGCAAAGCAGTTTGATCGCATCAGCAGGCGTGCGAAGGTTATAAAAAGCGTGCTCAGCGCCATACCGCTCGCCTAAATCACCCAGCATTCGAACGACTTGCTGCATATCGAAAAACCGCCGCAACCCTTGTCAAATAATATCTGCTAAGGGGAATGACCGCACTTAGCGAATCACGTTGTTGATGCAAGATCCTTTCATCTGGCAACAGCACCGCTGCGTGCATTGGTGTTCGTGTACCCATCCGCATGATCAGCACGTCGCCAGGTTGACGCGTCTGCAAAGTCACCGGCTTAAATCCAATGCGTTCTGCCTCTTCAAGAAAGATGCTTTCACAGCTTTGCGTGCTTTCTGGCCGCTCGTAGTCCGGCAGCTCAACACCTTGCAGCTTGAACCAATCGCGCACCAGTGTGAAGCAGTCAGCTTTGCCGTACTCCCACTCGCGGCCGATCAAGGATTGATAGTTAACCATTCGCGTTGAGGCATACGCCAAATATGCCAAGGCACGGAACCTTGGCTGCACACAGCTTGATCTGATTCACTTGCTGGCCCACCTTCTGGGTGCGAATGAACAACAGCTTCAACCTTGCCCATGATTGCAGCGACGGCATAATCACGCGGCTCAAGCACAAACGTGCTGGTCGGCAGTTCTGCTGTGTTGCGGCAAGGCCAATACTCACCATTGACAACAAGGCCGCAGCACTCATTCGGGTAAGACCTGGCTGCATGAGCTTCGGCATCACATCTGAAGTCTTGCACCTGGAAAACCTCCGAACGGAAGATCGCCTTCAGGGAAACGCAAGGTGCAACTGGTGTAACGCTTGCCGCATACATCATTTGCTTCTGTTGTCGGATTGTTGTTGATGTCAAAAAACTTTTTGCCTTTGTAGCCGCAGGTGCTGTCTTCGCGGTAAACCCATGGGCAA